ATTTGTAAGAAACTATCATAATGAACAATCGTACCACATAACCATATCCATCCTTCTTTTCCTGGAGATTCCTCTAACGCAGGAAATACAGTAGATACAATCCATTTTTTAATTTCATCTCTTCTTTCAGGAGTTTTGGTATTTAATTCAGATTCAAAGTCATCTAAGATAATACCAGTATAGCGAACATCTATCTCAGTTCTACCACGAAGTCTTTGAGAAGTACCCTTAGCAATCAACCTGTCTCCTTTGGTAGTTACAATATCCTTTTCAGTCCATCTATTACCAACTGAATCCCCAGCTAGATTTCCAAAGTAGTATCTTATTGACTCATTATATTCTAAATGACTTTTAACATATTTAAGATGGTCAATGGCCTGACCTTGTTCCTCAGCTACCCAGGCAATGAATTGTCGTTGTCCTTTCGGCGCGAAGCAAATCTTGTGTAGAATAGCAGCCTTTGATAAAATGGATTTTCCAAAGCCCCTCGGTAGAATATTGCATATACGGGCGCCAGGGCTAGTGTCAATAAGTTTTTGACCCACCTCTTCATGAAAGGCGGGAGAAGAGCTTTTATTAAGGAAATCAGCGGGTAGAAAAGCCCTACCAAAATAAAGAAGGTCACTATAAGAACGCGCAAGAACCTCATCTTTTTCCTTTAGGTCTGATATAATATTTATTTCTTTGTTTTCCATTAAATTCTATACGGTATTTAAGCATACCCTTTAATATCTGAGTAAACATCTAAATCTCCAATATCTATAAGATTATCATCGTAATCATATAATGATGTACATTTTGGACATAACCAACCAGATACAACTTTGAATATATCCATCAACACCACTTTTTGACTATCAATCAATGGTTTATCACATACGATACAACAACTAAGTTCACTATGAATTCCTAAATCATGTAGAGTCAGGTTTGTCATCGATTCTTTTTTCAGCATGAGCCAACACCTTTACGTTTTCAGAGCTTATCTTTTTTAACTGTTCTTCACTAAATCCTTGAAATACAGTCAATGATTCTGTTTTCTTATCATTAGGGAACATTCCAGCTATTTTCATCATTAATTCGATTGCTCTTAGTTTATCTCCATCTTTACCATCTATATTATCAATGATATTCTTTGTCATCTCAAGTAGATAATGCTTAGACGCTCCAATCTCACTTAAGATAACTTCTATTTCTTCTGTAACCAATTTTTGTACCCTTTCAGTTTTCAACAGTCCACGAGCAGTCTCTTTAGCGTATTCTTTCTTATTTGTAGGAAAAACACGTAAATAAGCTTCTGTGGGACTCATTCCCTTTGCAACATACTTTGCAAACAAGAACTCATTATTTGTTGGTTCTTTTCGTTCTTCACGAAGTTTCTTAGAAAACTTCTTATTTGAGAACGAATATACATTTTTTGGAGGAAGTCCTCCCATATCAACATTAGGATTTGTTGTATATGTTCCTAATATCGTTCTAACGTAGTCTATAGTCCTACCTCTGCGGTTATCCATAGTACTTCGTCTTAAAATCTTACATACTTGTAAATCATCCGTCATTACCCATTGTCCTTCTTGTCCATTTCTCCAATTAGACACTAATTCCTTCTCTGGGTAAAAATTACGAAATTCTTCTACATTTTCGTATAACACCTCTTGGTTTCGGGAAATTGTCTTTGTTCTCATCTACACTGCTCCCAACCTGTTGATTAGGTGCCCGAAGCCACCCCTCCGAGTGTAGACAAGTAAGGAAACAGTAATCATAGTAACTCCTACTTGTTTCCATCTATCGTCTGCCCCCAGACGAAAGTCTTTCCCTTATGAATGTCAACCACATCCATTCTAAAATCTCCTGTACTAAACCAATCTATAATCCCAAAACAATGGGCCCAGTTATGTAATCTACCTCTTAACCACTTATTTTGTTCCCTTGACATATCTTTTAAACAACCTAAACTCCAAGAACCAATCGTACCATTCAACTTTGTGCCAGTCATTCTTTGGATATCGTGAGTATGTCCATAAACGATATTAGCACCATAAGTATCTAAATGTTTCTTAGCATGGTTAATCGTAGCAAAGGCACCATGAATAAAGGTCAATTTACCTATTCTAAGTGGATAATTGTATGGTAGGTACTTATATCCTCGTTCATCCCACCTACAAGCCTTTCTAAAGGTATAATCCTTCATATAAGGATATCGTTCCACAAAAGCATCTAACCATTCATCATGATTACCTGCACATATGTACCGTTCCTTACATTTTATCTTATCTAAGACCTTATCGAACATATCAATTCCTTCATTGACTGATTCTATCTCTTTATCAATAAATGGTAGTTGATATTCTAATTCTGGTAACTTTTTACCCTTGTATTTCCAGGCTGAAACGGATTCCCACTCACCAACATCCCCTAGATTTATGAAAATATTAGGTTTTACAAGTTCAATCGCCTTTAAAACAACATTCACAGCCGCTTGGTCATGAATAGGGAAGTGTTGGTCAGGAATGACTATTGCACGTCTATGCTTCTTTTGTCTTGGCATCCTTTTTCTTGTCCTTTCGTTGGTAAAGTACTATTTTATCTCTTTTACGAGCTATTTCAGTTGCTTTGTTGTCTCTCGACATAGCAATTGCTATTTTACCATCTTCAGATTTGAACTTATCAGCTCCCTTACCCACCGCTTCGATTACAACGAGATGTCTAAGGCTACAATCACAGCACCATAAATAAAAATATGACTCTGCATCTACAAGTAGAGTTTCATCATCGAACATTGTTATGTGCATACTTTACCTTTCAGTACGATTTCTTCAAAATATTGACAACCATCATCGACAACACATGGTTTACCAGCAAATTTCTTGTCAACATGGATATACAGCTTATCATCTTCTCTTTTAAACATACAACCTAAACACTTGCCGTTGTTCCAATTTGCACAATGTTTCCTTGCTATCGGTATTTGGCTTGTCATTCTCTACTCTAATTTACATTAGACGGCAAAAAGCTTCAAGAAGTTTCCGTTTTTCTTCCCTATATATAGTATATATATATAATATATATATTATAAGCTAAATATATAGAATATAAAGCTTAATAAAAACTAAACTAAAGCTATTAAAGCCTAGGCCTAGGCTTCCAGAAAAATTCTGGCAAAAATTTTGGTAAAATGAATTTATCAATTTTTCGAGAGGTGGGGAAATTTTTTAAAAAAATGTTGAAAATTTAATGATTTTGTGTGTGGGTCTTTTATCCCCCACCGTATCGGGGTGGTCGGTTTTCCCTCGAGGTCATATTTCGTTGAAAACCATATGACTATTCGACAAATTTTAAAATGACCTATAATATATGTTATGAATAGTTTTTTTGGTGAAATCTTGTCCGAGGAAGAAGTGGTCAAGGTCGTAGGTTAAAAAGAAATACCACCAATAAGATAAACTATACCAAGTATTAAGTTTTGATTGTTGATGAAGTGAAATATTTATTTAATACTTGTTTTATTTAATACTGAGTATTGTTAGATTCTTTTGTGAATATAACTAATAATCAATCGGAAGGAGTAAATCTTATGAGTAAAGATTCTCGTAAAACTTCCAAAGTTACTAATAATTCTGTAAGTGTAGAACCTACATCAACAGATATTAAAGACGTTGTTAAATCTGATAAGGAATTAAAACTTTCCAAGAAGTCAGTTGATAGTGTTTTAAGTAATTTGGAGGGATTTTCTTCAGAAGAACAACAACAGATACAAGATGTATTCAAGAAGTTAAGTGAAAAAGGGAGGGTTACTAATGGTCAAGGTGGTGGAACTTCTTATGATACACCTGAAATTACAGAATTTAGAAGTAATTTCGATAATTCTGTAGAGTCAATAAGTGATGGACATGATGTAACTAAAACAGGACTTAAGAAACATTATATTATTGATAAGAATGGTACTAAACGTTATCCTATGTTGTATCTTAGAAGTAAATCTGAAATGAACAAGACTAAAAAATAATTAGTCGTAACCTTAAATTAATGGGTATGTCTTTATTGATGTACCCATTTTTTTAAGTAAAATTTAGAGTAACTTAACAAAACCACATACTAATATAATGAATAAAAAACCAACTACTGAAATTATTACAATAGATGATACAACTTTAGAAATTAAAGTTTATACAGAAGAAAATACAACCTCAAAAATTATTACATTTACAAGTAAACTATCACTTACAAAATATATTGATAGGTTACGTAAAAATTTATATAAAACAGATATTCCATTAAGTATTATTGATACAATACGAAATATTACGTTAAAATTTAATATTAATGAACAAAGTTCAGAAGTTACACAAGATTTAAATCACCAAGTTAAAAAGAGTGATAAGTTGCGCTTTATTCCTAAAACTATGGTAAAAGTAGAGAAGTCGAGTAAAGACATCAAAAAGGAACGTATAAAAGAAATATTGCGAGATATCCAATTTGGAGATATGAAAGAAGCTCAACATAAATTAGACAAATACTTTGATAAGTAAACAAAGGAAGTTACAATGAAAGAAGAACTTAAACATATCTTTGATGTTGTGCTTTTAGACATATTCGTAGATGATATAAAAGTAATCGCGAGAAATGCTAAAAGTGAAATAGAATGGAAACAATATCAAAAGCATATCAAAGGATAGGTTACAGATGTTTGATGGATACATAATACTCCTATTTGTATTTATTATAATTGCATTAGATATAAATAGAAGGATAAAAAATTAATTACAAAAGATTTAGAGGTAGCGCGTCAACCACAACTGACCTCCACTCCTTCCGCAGGGAACAAGGATGTGCTACCTCAGACTTAATAGGAAGGAAATAACAATGCAAAAAAACAAAGTAAACACAATAGATAAAGAGTTACCAAATAGTCAAGTAGCTCTACATTCTGTTGGTTCTGTACTTGATACAGAGACTGCAGTGCTTTATCCTATGTTTGAGGATGGTAGTGCAGATTATGACAATCCTTTTTGCTTAGAAGATGTAGATAAAGAATGGTACTCAGAATTATCTGAAGCAGACCATCTTACTGCACATAACACAATGTTGTCATTTTCAAGTGCTCCACCTAATGATGTAGTGTATCTAAAACGATTGCTCGAAGAGACGTACTTATCAATTAAGGCGTTGAGCTTTGCTTTAGAACTAATGAAACAACGTCGCACATATGATGGGTATTCTGGTAATTTAAAGAAGGATACTGAATCATTATTGCAACGATTGGATTTGATTACTAGGGTAGGAATTAAAGCAGAGGAGATTGAAAGATGGACAAGTTAGTGATAAAAGACTACACATCTGATAATACGCAACCTTGTTGTATCTGTAATGAAAAGATAGATGCAATGGTTGACCCTGAGACTGGTAAGGAAATATGGACAAAAGGACATAATGCTGAACCTGTTGCAGATGGCAGATGTTGTAGTGATTGCAATAATAATATCATAGTTCCATTTCGTATGATGAAACTAATAAGTAGTAAGCTACAAGATATTGGCGATTTATCCACAGAAGCTGCAGAAGACTATGAGACCGCTACTCTTACAGAAATTGAAGTAAGAGATGGTACTCAGAAACTTAAGGATGCTAATGCGAAACTTAAGAAAGCTCTTAAATTAGCTGAACATTGTCGTGGATTACTTGGTGGTGTTGGAAGGAAGCTAAATAATGAAGAGGACTAATCACAAAGAAGACGCTATTGATATGTGTGCAGGTAAGACACCTGCTGAGATAATGTCAATAATTTGTGAAGCAAAAATAAATAAAGCTTCTCCATTACTTATTCAACAGTTACAACAGATGTTGGATTTAAGCACAGAGGAAAGTCATGCGATTGAACGTAAAGAAACTGTTTTATCCGCTTGGGTGAATTACTGCAGAACTTCGTGGGTTTACAGATTATTGGAAAGGTTTGGATTTAGATGAGCACACCGACACCTACGCCAAGGGAACAGGCGGTTAAGTTGTTCCCAGATATCGTTATATTTAAAGAAAAAGAATTTATAGCAAATAGATTTACTGGCGAAGAGATAGAACTTGAGCCAGAAGCAGTAGCAGTATATGATTTAGTTATGGGAGCGGAAATGTTGGGTATGTACAAGATTGTACGTAAAGGATTGGACTGGTTCAAACAACATTACCCGAAAGAATATTTGGTGTTACTAGATTAATATGAATAGATTGCTTACATTTTTATATAAAAAGTATTGGTTTCCTTATGTTGGAAGTGATGCTAATAAAAGTAGATACTTTAGAAAGATATTAGAGCATTTATTTAATCCTTATGGCGGGGGGTTTATAACTGAAGAAGAATTAATAAATGATTACTTTTTTGAAATAAAGAGCAAATTAAGAAGATTAGAGCGTAGAGTTAAGGAGCTCGAAAATAAATAAACACAAAGAATATTTAGTATTGCTAGATTAATAGTGAGGATAGGGGTAGTGCCAGCAATGAGTTAAATTGCCTAGAATTTGACGCTTTAGTTACCGTATTAAAGTAAGACATTGTGCTATGGCTCTCTATCCTCGCAAGATTTATGAAAGAACTATGTTAAAAACAATAATAGTCGCAGGAGTTATAATTGCAATAATGGGAATGTACATTACATTCCTACACGGCATTATAGACGAGCTGCGTAAAAATAATAACGAACTTAAAAAACAAAACAAAATACAAAAGTTAAGGTTACGTTAAATGCATGAAATAACCGTTAAGGGCATACATAAGTCGCTTAATGAAAACGGATATATCTGCGGTGTACCTTTTGCTGCTAGTATTACAAGTGCGATACAGACTAAACCAGTTAGTGGAGCATTTCTATACGGCCCAGCAGGTACAGGTAAAAGTTACCTTCCTATTGTTCTTAGCAAGACACTCGGAGTAGAAATGTTTTTCTATCAATGTGCTCCAGGAACAAGAGAAGATGACTTAGTGCTTAAGATGCTTCCTAGTGAAGTAACTAAAAGTGGCGTAGAGATTAAAAAATCAACCGTTTTCCAAGCTGCTGAGGCATCACATAAAAATAAAGTGATGCTAGTACTTGACGAGTGGGATAAAACACGACCAACTGCTGATGGTTTCTTTTTAGATTTTCTTCAGTATGGGCGCTTATCAATCCCTGGAACTGATATAAATGCAAATCTTGATAATATGTTCATATTCTTCACTGCAAATGATGAACGTGAATTTCATGAAGCTTTGCTACGTAGATTTCCTAAGATTGATGTTAATCCGCTTGATTCAAGTCTTGTTATGTCAGCGTTAAGGTTAACTCACGATGGTCATCCGCATTTAGGTAATGCAATCAAGTTGTATGAGAAGGCTGTAATGAGCGGGATGTCAAAACCCGCAACAATACAGGAAATTAGACAACTTCTTGACGCTATTAGCTTTCTTGGTAAGGCAGCAGATTGGAATAGCTTGGTTTATCAGTTTATTACAAAAACACCTGAGAACCACAGTTTATTAAAAGATGCTCAAACATCCGAGTATGTACCTGAGAAGGATAATATTGCTGAATTAGACAGTAAGCGATTCGCAGGTGAGATAGTTGAGAAGAAAGTTGAGAAGAAGAAACTGATTATGCCAACTAAGATTGATTACCTAACTAAATCAAAGCCTATAGATGATGCTAAGGATATTCCTAGCGATGATGAAATCTATGGCATTTATGACTATACTGATGAAAACTACTCTATGCTGGCACATCAAGATATGCAAAATCGTATCGCTAATAACGATGTTGCAATCGTGGATGACTTTGAGGTCATTCGCGGCAAATTAATACGTAAAAAACCTTATCAGCTTACAGATATTAACGAATCACAATATGCTAAGAGGGTCGATGGAGTTGCAGAAGTTGCTTATGTTGACAAGAACTGCACCTTCAAAGACTTAACTCGCATACCAAATTGGAAGTATTGGACAATACGTAGATATTCTAAAGATGAAGTTGTTGCTCGATATAGAACGAAGGAACAAGATGGAAGCGTAATTATGACAATAGATATGCGATGGACTAAGGATGAAGGAATTATTGTTATTGTTGCGGCTGAAAACATTGTTAATAATACAGAGTTTTGGCGTCGTACTTCTAATGCTGGTCAGTTTGTGAATGTTAGTCAATTTGGTACTGATGAATCATCATTAGCCTTGTTTTCTAAAGCGTTAGATAATGGTAGAAGTAATGGTATACTTAATATACGCAATATTATAAACCACGATGGAATAGAATATTCTGCTATTATCAATGAGAACGTATACAGAGTAAGAGAGCTTGGATTATCTCAAATTGCTTCATCATCAACGGATATCATTAGAGACAGCGTATCTTCTACCTATATTGGTAAGGGATTCGAAGTTGGCATCTTTGGTAATGATTCAACTGACTATGCGATGGCATCAGTTAATATAACTGGTAATCCCACAAAACAAGCCCTTGAAGGTTTGTTTGCTTTGACGGTGAACTTATGTTCTATTAGTGGCGAGAGAAATGAATTGGGTATTCCTGTTTATAAAGCTGTAAAGGTAAATCAACGTAAATTAGCAAAACATTTGAAGAAGCGTGGATGGAGATTCTTAGGTTTAAGATTGGGAATGATGGGCAAGATGTATAAAAGCACGTCAAGCGTGTGTTATTGCTTTCTTTTTGAAAATCTTGCTATCTTTGGATTTCGATACAACTACAATAATGTTGCAAATAAATCACAAGCGTTCTCAAGAATGAGGCGTATTGTGTCACAGTTAGCGGAGGCTGCTTCAATTCATGTCTAAGCTTATTAAACGAGATTGGAGAAATTGGAAACCACAGCAAACTCCGAGTGGTAAACGCCCAACACCAGGCTTTGATTCATTTCAAAGCTTGGGTGGGGGCGGTGATAAAAACGCTAAGGCTGTCAAACCTAAGATAGCTAAAAAGAAGGTGTTAAACGACAAGTTGCAAATAAAAAGTATAAAGAATAAAAATTTTACAAAATCAAAAGCATCAAGAACTAAATTATATGGCAACAAGTCAACTTTAAAGAACAAAAATTTTAATTTTAAAGCTCAAAATATGTCTGAAGACAGATTAGAGTATTTGCTTGATAGTTATGAGCAAAATAGAGATTGGTCGCATAATATAATTCGAGCTGAAAAAGCAGAGTATAAGAGAAACAAAGACAGAGCTCCAAATATTATGACCAAAGCTAATGCAACAAGAGACAGAAGACTTTCATCATCTCTTGCTGTAATAATATCTAAATTAGCTGAAGATAAGACTGGTGAACCTATTATTGGCGAAGACGAATGGGATGTTCAAGAATTAATGATGCGTAGTATTACAAGACGTAATATTTATCATTGTATGCAGTCAAGAGAGCGTGAAAACATAGTATTGGTATTAGACAGCTCTCCAAGTTGTGAAAGGTCTGCTAAACTTTATGGTCAAATAGCATATCTATCTTGTAAGTTAGGTAATTTGGACATATACTTAGCCCCAAACGCCAGGTTAACCCATAAGATGAACGCTAAAACACACGAATATGAGAATATATTTAGCATGCCAGAAGATAAGAACTTAATTGCTTGTCAGATGGATTCATTAAATAACTTTTTTCGCAATAGAGTTATATTGTTTTTTGGGGATTATGATGGAGTTAGGCATATTTGTTTAGCTTCGCACAATAACGAAGTATATTGGCTCAACAATGATTACGAGGATGAATATGAGCATAAGAATCATTTGTACGACAGAAAATTTAATGGCACAGTATTTCAAGTGAATGATAGAAAAGACTTAATTAACGTAATAAGAAAGCTAAGGTGAACAAATGGACAATAGTAAAGATAGAGTAGCTCAACAAACAGTTGAAGTTACTTTACAAATTCCACCTGGCGATTTCCGAAAAGTAGAGATAAATGATAAGCTACATATGAGCTTAAGTCATGATTTGGCTGAGTTTATGACCGCTAGTAAAGGACAACCAGCTAAATTTTATATGATGGTAAAATTCTATTTATCTGAGCGTAAGGGATTGTACAGGGCAATAAAATCAAAGCATAAAGGCATGATTGGAGTGATAGAAGCGTCTATGAATGCTACTATCGTATCTTTAATGACAGTAGCTCTTAATAATCAAATGGAGAATGTGATGGGTGGCGGAGATTTTCAAGCTGATGAAGAGTTACAAGGTTGCATTAAAGAACTTCGAGATGGTCTTAAATCAAAAGAGAGGATGCTTGATTTTGATAAATTTTGCAGTAAAAGATTTGATGTACATGCTATGGAAGCGTCTGTTTTTGGAACAGATGAAGGAAATATAGCTGTAGATAGTCATTTAGAAGCAAAATCTTAAGCAAAAGGAGTAATCTTAATGGGATACGACCTATACGGTCTTAATCCATCAAGCTCTAAAATACCAGATTGCGACTTTACTGATGAAGAAACTACAAAAGCATATTTTGCTTGGCAAGATAACACAAAAGGAGCATATTTCAGAAATAATGTATGGTGGTGGGCTCCTCTGTGGGATTATGTTATAAAAGAATGTAGCGATATATTATCAGTAGCAGATGTAACTGGTGGCGGAAATAATGGTGGACATAAGATAAGTAAAACAAAAGCAAAAAAGATAGCTAGCAGATTGCGGAGTTTAGAAAAAAAGGGCGAAATTGAATCTTACGCTAGTACCTATAAAAATAAACAAAGGTCTTTGCCTACTGAAAAATGTAACGTATGCAAAGGAACTGGTACAAGAAAAGAATGGGAAGGTTGGCAATCAGAAGAAAAGTGGCTAAAATATCATAAATCTCTTGAAAATGACAAATCGACAGGATATGAATGGGCGCATAAATGTAAGGGATGTAATGGTTGTAGTGGCAAAGGTATGGTAAAAAACTGGCAATCAAATTATCCGTTTGATTCAGAAAATGTAATGAACTTTGCAGATTTCTGTGAACATTCAGGCGGATTTCGTATTTGTTAACTAACTACTTAAACATAAGCCTAGGCTATAGCTTTAGCCTAGGCTTTGTTAAAGTAATAGTTAAGCTATTATACTTATATATATATATTACTATATATACAAGTATTAAATAATACAAAAAAACATAAAAAAAGTATTTGTTTAAAATAATAATTGTAATAATTTCTTTAACTAATTGAGGACAAAAATGGGAAACATGAGAACTTTCAGATGCGATAACGAGACTTGGCGTAAATTCAAGTTACTTTGCACAATGCAAAATGTATCTATGCAAACACAACTTGGCAACCTTGTTGAGGATTTCGTTAAAAGCAAATCAATCAACACAGATAAGATGACAAATGGCACAGAGCTCAAAAGTCACTCAAATCTATGATGATTACGTTGCTCACCTAAACGCTGAGAAATCAAAAAGATATGATGGAAAAGAAGAATGGTTTCATTCTTCATCAGCAGGTATGTGTGCACGTAAACACTATTATTCGTCTGTAGAAAAGGTACAAACTCCTGAAATAAAAGCTGATACATTACGATTGTTTAGGCTTGGAGATGTGATACACTCAGACATACAAGACGCGATTCAATGGTATGCATCAAACAATGGAGCTCGTATTTTTATAGAAAAAGAATTATATATACATGACTTAAATGTCAGAGGATTTATTGACTTAGTTATGATAGATGATGGTGTGCTTTACGATATAAAATCTTGTAATTATTGGAAATGGCGAACAATATTCGGTAAAACATATTATGACCCAAATTCAGTAAAAAATTATATGATGCAAACAGCAACCTACACTCATTGGTATAACATAAATAATCCTGCTCAACATTACTTAAATGATTATCCAAAAATAAAATCAATGGCATTATTGTTTTATAACAAGAATGATTCTCAGATGCGAGAATTAGAAATTCCAATGTCTATGATAGATGAGGCTGTTGAGTATTGGCAAAGAGTAAATGAATCTGTAAAAGAAGGAGCTCCTCCGATTGAACTTGGTTTTGCTCCTGTTCTAAAATGGGAGTGTAATGATAAATATTGTTCATACTTCGAAGCTTGTGGAGGAGGTTTAATTGGCCAGCAGAAGCAATAGTTTAGATTGGAAATATTATAGGAGCGGATGGCAGTATAGTACAGATGCTCCACAAAATAAAAAGTGGAAAAAAGACAGAGCAGAGCTTTTTAAAAAGAATGGCAATGGATGGTGGTATTATCATGGATATATTCTTCGAAGCAATAAATTAGATAAAAATGAAAAGAGCACTATTGAAAAAACAAAGAAGTTTTGACATAATGGTGAGCTCATAGTGGGCTTGGTTGATTTAGGTTTTTATTATTACCCTAAACAGCGAGTATAAACGCCACCACAGGTTTATGTTTTTCCCTGTGTGCCAAGCCCATCCTTTCATTAAAAAACATAGGGAAACAGGAGATATATAATGGAAGATATAGTTAAATGGAAATTGGAAGACCTAATTGAAAGAATCGAAGCAATGATTGCAGATTCAAATCAAGGATGGTTAAATATCCATGGAGTAGCAAAGTACACCTCATTATCAATTCCCAAAATTCGTAGGGCAATTGCAAGTGGTGAATTAAAAGTCTCAAAGAACGGTGGGAGACTTCTATTCAAAAGAAAGTGGGTAGACCAATGGCTACTACCCTAAAACAATATGCTACTTACATGTGGCAAGAAACCAAAAGAGTACCAATATAAGGAGTAAGATATGGAAATAGCAGATGCAATTACTGATGTAGCCGAGGAATTATCCTTAGTACACTATGACAAGACTCTGATGGAATTAGAAGAAAAGAAGCGTGAGGAGATTATGTTAATAGCTGAGAACGAAGTTTTAGGAATATAAATGAGTAGAAACATAGATTATGTATCAGAGCCATGTGTTTTGTGCAACGGAAGGGGTAAGTCGACAGGCAACTCTATTAAAATTGACCTTCCTTGCGTTCCTTGTCGTGGTTTGGGTATTGAGTATTTAACAAAAAAAGAATGGCATTCAAGAGTGTGTAAAGATAAAAAGTGTAAGGACTTTATACATAGTGATGTTATTTTTGCCTTTAGAAAGGTTTCAATATCGTTAGGAATTTAGTATGGATAAGCATGATAGAAAAACAATGACAAAAGAATTATTAGAGGTAGGATTATACCCAGAGCTGTTGGATTCTTTAAGCGATAGTCATATACAAAGACTATTTGAATTAATTGGATGGGCGGCTCCAGTATTTTATAGAGACCAAGTAGAAAGGAGTAAAGATGGCGAGAAGAAAGACTGAAAAGAGTAAATTTTTTAAGCAAGTAATAAAAGGATTTAAAAGAATCTTCGGAAAGGGATATTAATTATGGCAGAAAAAAAGAATAAAAACAACAACTTGTTCTTATGGGAGCAGGTTGAAACTACTGACCCTGAGTTTACAACCAAAGTAAACCAGCGTGGTGGATTTACCGCTATTGGGGCTCAGTATCAAATTAAAAATGCAACAGAAGTGTTTGGTGCTTTTGGTCATGGATTTGGAGTTAAAGACGAACAGTACACTCCAATACTAAATGATACACTTATTGTGTATACTGCAACATTTTATTATAAATATGAAGATGAGGCTGGTGATGTAGAGGGAGAATTCCCTATTAGCAGTTCTATCAGAGTAATGATGGGTAGTAAACTTGATGACGATTGTATCAAAAAGGTACAGACAGATGCAATTACAAAAGGACTATCAAGACTTGGATTCAACGCTGATGTATTTATGGGTAGGTTTGATGGTAATAAATATGTTGATGCTAATGGTCAAAAGTTTGGTGGAGATACAGGAGTAGACGCAGATAATAAGGATGAGTGGATATGAGTGATATAGATAAGCTTCTTGATGACTTTGATGATGAAGATGTTTACTATGACCCTGAAATGTCCACAATCATACCAGAAGGTTCTTATCCTGCTAAAATAATTGGTCTATATAGTAAAAAGATTACAACAAAACGTGGAGGTAGGGGTATGTTGTACAAGCCAAAGTATCAATTAAACGCTGGTAAATATGAAGGTAGGGATGTTCAAGATGCTGGTGTATGGCGTTTCTATGGAACTAAAGATGAGGATGGAAGAAGAATTACTGGGGGTAGTAATGCGGGATATAAACGTTTTCTTGATAAATTGCACATACCATTACAAAAACTTGAATTAGATGGGAACTCTGATGCGGAGTCAAGAGTAGTACTTAAGCTCCCCGCAATCACAACAGACCTTATATTGAATAAATCAGTTGTAATTAGCGTTGCTCATGAAGAATGGACTGGTATGAATGGAAATAGAAATATTAGCGCTACAGCAACACTTGTACGATTAAGAAATGGTTCTGTCGATGGACAAGGAGACTCATAGGGTTGTACAATACTTACTTATACACGAATCAGCTAATGACTTGGATGTGTATATGTTAGGTATTCACAATATAAGTAGTACAATTAGAGAAGCGTTAAAATATGGATACAAAATAAAAAAGAAACATAGTGGAGTATTATGGAACAGAAGAACAACATATTACATGGAAACAATAAAATAGTGGCACAATCTTTACCACATTCTTATGAAATAGAAAAGGAATTGCTTGGTCAGATGATATTAGATAATTCTATTATTGATAAAATAATGCATTACATACCATCTGAAACAGTATTCTATAATGATTTTCATCGTAGCGTGTGGAGGGGTATACTAGATTTAAGGAAAAAAGGCACAGATGATATATCTATCAACTCTCTTGTAGCTGAAGTACCTCCATCAATAGCTACAAAAGAAATAGCATATAATTTAACTGGTTTAATAGATGTGGTAACGACATCAACCCATGAAAACAATGCTAAAATTTTATATGAAAAGTGGTTGCTTAGAAATGTAATCATAAAATCAGAGGAAGTTAAGGGTGTTATCAATGTAAAGAACTCAGATGCTAGGGGTGTATTAGAACAACTACATAGAGAAATTGAAAGTGTTCTTGATATGCAGATTGGTAATGGTTTTGATATTGATGGACTATTGGATGAAACATTTGAAAAGATGTTTGATGAAGATGCGTTGGTTAGGTTTGGATATCCTGAACTGGATGAACTTACTGGTGGAATGACAAGAGGAGAGATAACAGTTATTGCTGGTAGACCTGGTCATTTCAAATCAACAACTATGTTAAATGTTGTTCGCAATCTTATACATAGTGGATATAAAGTTTTAGTGATGAACCGAGAAATGAGTAATGTAGAAATGATGAAGAAGCTCATTGTATTAGAGTCTGAAAAGTTATCTTATGAGAAGATACGTATTGGAGAATTAGATGAAAATGATAGTAAGATGCTCGAAGAATCAAAGAAAAATATTAGAGATAAGTACAGAAATCTCATTATGTATGATAACATATTTGACATTGATGGTTCAATGCGTGAGATAAGAAAACATTCTCCTGATGTTGTTGTAGATGATTACATTGGATTGGTAAGCGTGTCTGGTGTCGATGACAATAGATTACGTATTGATAATATCATGAAACAATATAAATGGGCAGCTAAAAAGAACAATATGGCTGTACTATTGGTATCACAACTTAATCGTGAGTGTGAATCAAGAGCAAACAAAAGACCATTACTTAGAGATTTAAGAGATAGTGGTTCTATTGAACAGGACGCTGAAATTATATTGTTTATGTATTACGAATGGAGATATTATCTACAAGAATCTGATATGGGAGAATATGGAATTGAGATTATACTTGGAAAGAATAGATACGGTAAGAGTGGCAGAGTTAAAATGGGTGTCGCAGGAGACCGTTGTAAGATATACTCATCATCAGAAGAAGCATTAACGGAGGTGTTTAATGGCTAAAATAGTATACAATGAAAGTGATTCAATATTAATTAGAAGTGTTTTAAAAATTGGATTAAAGTCCTTAAAGAACAAAAATGCTTTGAATAGTGCTGATGACCTAGAGAGACTTGAAAATATTATTAGAGATATGGAAACAATACAAGAACCTACAGTAGAGTCAGGCTCAACAACTGCTTTGTCAGATTGTAAAGAGTGCGAAGTATGAATATCAGTAAACGAAAATTAAAGATGCGTGAACGTATAAAGAATCTTGAAGATTCTGTTCATTCTATGAGAATGGACACAATAGCATCATTAATTAGAGCGGTTAGTGTTCTTGGTAGTACATTTGAAGAATATATTAGCATGAAGGGTGACACAGATAAATTTGTTAAACATTTAGAAAAGGTGATAAACAATGAAGACAAAGGCTCAAAGAAGGGGAAGAAGAAACAGGCAAAGAGGAGCGGAACTACAAAGACAAGCGGTAAAGATAGCTAAGGATTTTGAACTTGAAGCGTATAACAGAGATAGGGGTGGAGCTCAACATGAGCAAGGAGATATTGAGATAGAAGGCAAGTTCTATGGATGTAAAAGACGTAAGAAAGTTCCAGCTTGGGTATTGCCTGAAAAGGAAGAACATGGAGTTGTATTTCGTATGGATAGAGATATTCCTTATATCGCAATACCTTATGATACATTCTGTTTCCTTTTGAAGATGGGAAAAATGGAAGAATAATGGAACTTGATAATTTTAAAAAGAGAGCTGATAACTATGTGATACTTAGGTCATATAAGGAAGCTGTTGAAAATATTAGGGCTCAAGGTCGTGAACCATCGGCTCATACCTTAGCTAGGATTGCAAAATTAAAAATGAAAATCCGTTCTCACAGTAATGGACAAGCTGATAAATGAACGGTAACTTTGATATAGATTTAGACTTTGGTCAAATATACGAAGAAAAGATTAGAAATATATTTGAAGGTAAGGGCGGTATCGAAGTTAAAACGGAACGTGATATGTGGAAACGTACAGGTAATATTGCAATAGAAGTAAGATACAAAGGTAATCCGAGTGGATTATCGAGTACAAATGCAGATTGGTGGATACATATATTATCTGATAATGGAGAAATAGATACTGCGTTCATGTTCAAGGTTAATAGACTAAGGAAGAAGATTCGTAGATTGGTATCAAGAAAAGAAGCTCGTATTGTTATGGGTGGAGATAATAGTGATAGCGAGATAGTTCTTGTTCCAATCAGTAAACTTTCACAAGTTACTTAAATAAGGAGTAATACTCATGAGTGAATATGATAATACCAATTCAGGTGTGTTGTTTGCTAACAACTACAAAGAAGATGGTGACTCTAGACCAGATTTCGTTGGCAGCGTAGATGTCAATGGAACTGAGTATCGTCTTGCGGGTTGGAAGAATACATCCAAAGCTGGTAAACGGTATATTTCCGTTAAGGTTGAGGATGCTAAACCTACAGATGGTGAAGGAGGAGGAGCTAAAGAAGAAGTTCCTTTCTAATTAGGGTGTAAAAAGACTTTTTTGGTAGTTAAATAGTCTATAATCTGAAAACTGCCAAAGATTTATTATGAAAAATGAAATATTACAAGGCGATGTAATCGCTAGATTAAAAGATATACCTGATGACTATGTTCAGATGGTTTGCACAAGTCCGCCGTACTGGGCCTTAAGAGACTATGGAGAAGAGGGTCAGTTCGGATTGGAAGCTACTCCTGAACTGTATGTAGAAAAATTAGTCGAGATTGGTAAAGAGCTAAAACGTGTATTGCGTAAAGATGGTACGTTCTGGTTAAATCTTGGAGATACATATTGGGGAGGCGGATGGAGAGGAGCTGAACTAAATGACAATAGTGGAGAAGTTCAAAAAGCTCATGAAGGTACTCATTGTGGAGATTCAATGACAATGGGTAAAGGCTCTCATGATGTTATCAAGACTAAGGATATGGTAGGTATACCATGGCGTTCAGCATTTGGATTACAATCAGATGGGTGGTATCTAAGACAAGATATCATATGGAACAAACCTAATCCAATGCCTGAATCTGTTACTGACAGATGTACTAAGGCTCATGAATATATATTCTTGATGTCAAAGTCTAAAAATTATTATTATGATGCGAATGCAATTAAGCAACCATACCGAGAGAATACCAAGCCAGGCTCCCAATTCGGTGGTAAGAAGGGTAACTCAGAACTTGGCATGAAGACCAAGTTACAGAAATCAGAACAAGGTTTCTTTGAAATGAAAGATGGAGCAAATATGAGAAGTGTATGGACAATTCCTGTTCAACCATTCAAAGGAGCACATTTTGCCACATTCCCTCCAAAACTACCTGAACTATGTATCAAAGCTGGTTCTAAAAAGGGAGACATTGTATTAGACCCATTCTTCGGTAGTGGCACGACAGGATGGGTTGCTCAAAGACTTGGAAGAAAATGGTTAGGTATTGAACTAAATCCTGACTACGTTAAAATAGCAAAAGAAAGATTTCAACAACAGGAGTTATTTGTATGATAGCTATAATTAAAGATAAAATTGATGATGAGTGTCAACATCAGAATAGGCACTATCAACCTGAAGAATATGATACTAACGTTGCAGAATCCTACAGTTGTGAGGATTGTGGAGCAGAACTTGACATCCCTGAGCCAGATTGGGATTTACTTAGCAAGGAGATATAATATGGGCAAACTAAAGAATATGATAATAGAAATGGAAGAAATGAATCTAATGGCAGACCCTTTTCCTTGGGAAATGGGGGCTCCATTATGTAAACGCTGTGATAGTAGCAAGCAAGAAGTAATAACAAAGAACGATAAGACTATGATTGTTCCTTGCTCGTACTGTGACAAAGCAATACAAGTATTGGATACATCAAATGAAAGTTAAAGATTTTTTCAAGTGGGCTGACGAAGAGTTCAAGATAGAAATGGAATTGATGCGTGTTAAAGGTGAAGAATATACAGTTAGTAACGAAGATAAATTAAAGAATTTCAAATCGATAGCAGATAGACTGGAAACTACTCCTTCCGAAGTTGCTATGGTCTATCTCTTAAAGCATATGGATTCTATACGAAACTATGTGTTGAATGGTGTGGAGGCATCAGATGAGAGTATTTCAGGGCGGATACGAGATGCTCGTAATTATTTGATGCTTCTGCACGCTATCATATTAGAATCAAAAGGGTTGGATGAGAGAGAGGCTGATGAAAAAGTGCCTTGGTTTGGCGTAACTAGTTCATCTAGCCCTTTAAAATTTACAATGGTAGACGAAATAACTATGGCTGAAGCGTCTGAAATTGAATGTAATTAATAATTAAAGCCTAAGCCTAGGCTGTTAATGGCTTATTATAGTTGTTAGCTAAATATATATATATATTATATATATTAGCTAACAATATCAAATTCGTTGAATATGGACGTTTTTTTGTTTAGGTAGGGTCGTATAAGGGTTAGTATATAAAAGCCTCGCCAGAGGTCTATTAGGGGGGTTATTATTGATTTGGGAATAATGATTCTACTGTAATTGGCTGAGATAATGAATCCAGTAGAGTTTCAAATCTTTTTCTTACGAGAGGTTCAATTTCTTCATGAGCTTCATACTCTACTGTTCCTGGAATGTTATATACTTCATCTTCAAACATATTTCTTTCTCTGTAAGCTCGTCTTATTTTCAATTCTCTTTTTAGTTCTTGTAATAATGAGTCTGTTATCGTAGGTTTATTTTTCCCAGGAGGTAAAATCATATCGCTGAATTGAAATTGTTTAGAATGAGCCAATTCAGCAAGTAAGTCATCTATGTCTCCCTTGCTTGCTCTGATTGTATCGACTGGAAAACCCTCAGGAAAATTCTTACCCATCGAAGCCTTATACCTTTTATCTGGCCTCCATTCGGGGAATGCGAAATTAATTTTCACTCCACCCGCAGGACTCTCATAAGAGAAATCTTGCTCGGGAGATATATATGGATTACCGTATTCTTCTACTAATTGAGCGATAGATTGACCATAGGGAGTATCTTCGGGCTCAATTCCTTTTGCAGTTGAAACAGATTCCCTAATAAAATCAAGTAAACTTGGCTCGATATCTTTCTTTTTATGTATTAGCTTGTTTATCTCATCGTGAGCAACTCCAGTGGAAACAGCCTTCGTAGTTTCTGGAGAGGGAGATACAGGTTCTCTAAAAGGAATAATCTCATATGAGCCTCCTTCTCCTATAGCTCTTTTATAATATCCTTGCATTAACTCAAGTAAATTACCATTCATCTCTAATTGCCTTAATTCTATCTACACAGGCTTGTAAATTGTTAAAATTTACTTTACCATCTTTAAAAGCTTGAAATATCTGAGCTCTTTTTTTAGTTGGTAAACCTTCAGATTCTATTGCTAATAGTTTTTGTATGAAGTATCTTTCGTTATCGCTCATCTACCCTGTCCTCTATATGCTTTACGGTATCTTTTCTTGCTACCTTTGATACCAAATTTAGAACCTCTACCATTACCTATAGAAGTCTTTTTTGGGCCTCTTTTCTGTGAACCTGTTGCTACTGTAGGGAATTTCATTTAAGAAAGTCTATAAGTCTTTTTTCTGTGTCCATCAGAGCTTCAGCTCTACGTGTTCCAAATAATTTCAACCATTTTTCAAATAATTGCAATTCACCTTCTCTTTTTCTTAATTCATCAGCTTTCATAGAATATCTAGATACCATATCATCATGGTCAACACCTTCTTTTTTAGCAGCATCAACAAATTTTTGAGCACTTTTCTTAGCTGATTTTGTTAGTCCTTGAGCAACTCCTATATCATCTAACACTTCTCTTTTTTTAAGACCCTCTATCAACCTCGCTCCCTGACCAGGCCCTACTGTTCCCATTACTAAACTTAATAAATCTTCTTGAGTAACTGGCTCTGTAGGTTGACCGAAGATATTCTTACCAGCAGGATAAAGAACTTCTGGTTCTCGATTTAAATACTCTTCAAACGGCATTTCCCCCCTTAGTCCTTTCATAGGCATACCGACAGAAATCCCTAAAAACGCTTTTAACGCTCTATTTAAGTTTTCGTTTGTTAATTTTCCAGTTGTAGACAATGGTGGAATATCACCAGATGTCTGATATCTGCCTCCTGTAATTAATGACAGCAAGGTATTATTGTTTATCTCATTATCTATTTGACTATGAGCATATAAATTACTATTTCCATTCATAATTAAATCCTATCTTGATGGCCCAGGAAATGGGTCTAAGTCGTATTTTGAGCCATACTTGCTAATTGCAGCATTCCAAGCTCTTAGTTGTTTGGTATATTCATTTTCAATATACATCTCATCTTTTCTTGATTTAGGGTCAAGTTTAGACATATATATTTCATATCTTGTTTTAGCTCCTGTTGTTCTTTTTCTCCATGAACTTGGTATAGGTCTTTGAGCTGAAACAACAGTCTTTAAATTTGTTCTTGCAAGTTTCTTTGCCTTATGTGGAATTTTCTTTAAAGATGGGTCTTTATTAATCTCATGCTGAGCAATATAATTTCTAGCAGCGTAATACACACGAGCTTTTTCTTCTTCATTATCTGACCAAAATACCTCTTTAACCGCTCTGTAATATGGGCTCTTAGTTGTTAAGGTAGATAACTCACCTCCAAGAAAAGGCTTATCTCTAAAGTATACATCAGTAAACTGTCTTTGTCTACGTCTTGAATCATTCAACGATTTTTTCAATGGTCTATTTGATTTTTCCCATAGCTTTATCAACCTATTAAATAATACAACATTCTCAGAAGCTAAATCTTTTAATGATTGGTCTATAAATTTCTTTCCAGTAAGAGTTGCGAATAAATTTTTAACCAACGACTCAACCGTTCTGTAAACAGCTGGTTTATACGATTCAACTACGTTACCATAGTCATCAAAAGCATTACTAAAAGACGCAAGTCCTTCAGCTTTTAAAGCTAACTCAAAATATTTATCACCACTTGCTTTGAATTGATTTCTTTGTTCTTCATTAAACGCTGCGTAGTGAGCATGAAATATAGCAGCCCCACTTATAGGTAATAAACTAGCATATCTAACAAGAGGAACAGGATTTCCATCGGCTACCAATGGTTTAATAACAGAGTTAGCTACATTTTCTGTCATTCTATAAGCAACCCTATAAAACAATGTAAGTGGTTTTGACCAATTCTTACCCATCCATTGAGGAACAAATGGTAAACTTGGGCCACCTTGAGTTATTAAATGAGCCATTTGTTGAGCTCTTTGAATATAATCAGGTCTTTCAGATAATCTGTGACTACCTAGTTTTTTCATAAAAGCTATCTCAGCGTCAGTAAACTTAAACACATCTGTTAAAGTACGCATAGATGTATTTTCTGATACACCACGATTCATAATATTTTTGATTCCATTAAGATTGTCAATATGAGTTCTTAATGCAGGTTCTCCTATTGATGTACTAATAATACGGTTCATAACCTCTGTAATTCTCATCATACCTGGATTGTATTTAGAATAAACAATACGACCAGTCATAAGTTCATGGACACCTGCTTCTTTACCACCGATTCTACCTGTTAAAGTAGACATCGCTTTTCTATCAGCTAAGGCATTATACATTCCATTAGCAGCGAGTCTAAATCCAAATACTGTAGCATTACTTTGTTGGCCTAATAGGAAGTTCTTATATCCTGAAAATGGAGAAGATAATCCTATTTGGGCGGTGGTCATCGTTAAGTTTCTTATAGCGCTATCATACCATTTATTCTTTTGGACAGCATTAAGTTGTAAGGCCAATGACTCATGAGCCCATCCAGCAAATGACTCATCAGTTTCAAGAGCTAACCTATCCCTTTCTTTTAAAATCTTTTCGCTCTCAGCTCCTCCCTTACCAAAGAACTGAAATGTTGGAGCAATATGAGCAACCTTTTGACCATATCTTGAAATAATCTTATCAAAACTTCTTTCATATACATTAATCACTTTACCAACAGATTTACGTTCTCCCCTAGCGTCTATAACAGTAGATTTCTTTGATACAGGATTACCATTGATATCTTTAAATCCTTTTAAGCTTATAATTTTATTTGTATTTGCTTCTAAAGCAATGATAGGAGGAAGATTGGCAATCCTAGTATACTGAGTTCCAAAAACACCAGCCTGGTCTCTCCAAAACTTATCAACATTATTTAAATATCTTTTCGCAGCTTCTAATTTCTCCAATGGAGTTGCTTTCAAATTCTTAAACTGAGGGTCTGTTGAAGCAACAACCCAAGCCATTCCTTCTCTGAACTGCTTATTAAAAGCCATCATCTCTCTAAACTCATCTGTAATAATACGAGAAAGAAAATTTTTCTCTATATGGTGATTAAATTTACCAGACTCTCCATCTTTATTGTGAACCTTAACATATTTATCGGACGCTGATTTAAAGTTTTTATTCTCTACTGTACCCTTGCCCAACATAATTGTTTTAACAGTATTTCTATCTTTCCATTCAAATACATATCTATTATTACCTTCTATGTACCATCCTCCGTCAAATTTTCCAGTATCTTTATTTAACTTCCTTAAACTTTTAACATATTCAAAAGGAAATGCATCAGTTTCTACATTAACAACTTTACCATCTACCATCTTTGCTGTTTCAGCGTTTTTAGGACGAGTTAAATTTCCATTACTATCTAAAAACTCTATTCCCTCAACCAATCTAATTGCATCATATGCATTTGCAAGTTCTATACGTTTTCCATTTCTATCATACGCTTCAAACAATGGCTCATATTTAGCATTTCTTGTAGCCGCATTACGAACTTCAACACCACTCGGTATAAGATATTCTGCAAGAACTTTATTTCGAAAAGCTGTGTATGTCTTAATAATTTCCTCATTAGGAAGCTTATCCATTAGTTTAGGATTATACCAATCACTATACTTTTTATCTATAATAGTAGAAATATTATCAAATTGTTTTGTAGTAAGATTAAATCCTTCCTTTAGACTTATCTTAAATTGGGAAAAATCACCAGTAATCAACTGTCTTGTTAATTCATGGTTTATCATATTTCTTCCCCACATACTAGCAATACGTGACCTTGCCATTTGTAAAGTTGTATATACAGGTAGAGCAGCTTTAGCAGCTCCCATCTTAAACCTTTGCCACTTAGATTTTGTGTTACTCGCCATACTTACTGGGGGCACCATAGATGACATTTTATCTTGATATACTTTCGTATTACCTTCATTACTCAATAAAGCAGTTGCAACTTGAGCTTCTTCAAAGGTCATATTTTTTGACGAGCCACGACTTTCAGGAAACCATTCACTTAATAAATATTTATATTCTTCATCAGGTATACCCTGTTCTCTCTGTGCTTTCTTTAATGCACCTCTTTGTTGTTCAAATAATCTTTTTTCTGGGCCTTCTAGATTAGATATTTTACGAGATAGATTTGTAATAATACTTTCAACAGATTCGGAATTTATCCAATAATCATTTGCAAATCTTTCAGCTTCTTCTCTTGTTTTGAACGTAGCAACTTTACCATCTTTCATTCCTCTTCGAGTTATGGTTGTTATCTTACTTCCTTTTCTAGAATCCCACTTAAAATTAACCGCCCAAGGAGCGTCATTTTGAGGGTTAAGTTCAGGATATGAATCATATATCTCTTTATCAATAAGAGCTTTTCTATCCATTTTATTCATATCAGGCCAATTCTCAACTCTAGCTCCTTGAAATTGACTAAATTCTTGTCTTTCTTTTTCTCTTTTAACCTGCAAAGATTCTGCTATTGACTCCATCTTTTCACGCTGATATCTTTGAATTAATTCAGGAGTAGCTTCTCCTTCAGGAAAAGCTTTTTCACCTGACTTAACCATCTTTCCTTCTGTTTCTGAATATCTTGCAGGTAATTCTATCTTTTTTAATCTAGATGGAGCATAGAAAAAATATTCTTTTTCTTTTGTAACAGGAATTTTATCAAAAACAATTCGATTATACCTACCTCCACGCTTAAATCCATCCCATAATTCTTTAACTGAGCCTTTATATCCAGATTTAACAGCATCTTCATGTACTCTTTTAAAATCAGCAGTCATCCAAGGATTTTTTGTCTTAGCTCCATAATAACTAGCTACATTTTCTTCCCAACTTCTTTGATAAAAAGAAACGTCGCTAGCTGTATTTCTAAAATTCTCCGCAGCTGTATTACCCATTACATCCTTTGATTGGATTGCAAATTTACCCTTACCTTTAGTATATGTATATTTTCTTGTATCCTTAAATCCTGTTTCTTTTACAGATTGAGATAGTTCAGATGAACTTGGGCCTCTTGTAGATGTTTCTTCTACAATTACACTTTTTAATTCCTTAGCTCCTCCCCTTGGGGTATCTGTGAATAATTCTTTAAATATTGGATTCTTTGGATTATACCGACTTACTGGTTCTCTTCCTATATACTCTGTTCTAATAATAGGATTTTCTGATAACTCTTTAAATCTAGGATTATTTTCAGCATATTCAAGTAATGGTCTATCAGCCTCATTAGCTTTTACAATCGCTTCGTATACTTTTTTAGGTATCTTTCCACCTATAGCAACCCTAGCAGTTCTTGAGCCTCCGTGAGTCTTAATTTCAAATACAGGTATATCTCTAAAATAGTTACCATATTTTTTAGGTTCTCTTTTCATCCATTCTGGCATAATAATGTCTTTTTTATTTCTAAATTGGCCTAATTGTCCAATATATTTACCTACACCAGCTTTAGTATAGTCTAATTTACCAAGAGTAGAATCATATTTAGGTATTTTTACAATCTCTCCAACTTCAAAATTTCCAGCAGGTTGAACTACAAAATCGCCCTTATCAACTGAAACCTCTTGACGAGCCTGCTCTAACTTTAATTCAGCATCACGCAATCTTCCTTCAGCTGATGTTATATCTTTATTATATTTATTTTTTAAATAATTTGGATTAATTTTACCTTCTGAGAGTTGCTGTTTGTAGGTTTCTTTTAAATTTACAATATCATTTTGCAACCTAGAAACTCTTCCACTCCAATGATTAACATCTGCAAGTCCAGTAGTTCTTTCAAATGGAGTTTTGATAGTTTCGGTTACAGAAGATTGAGGAAGTTCGTAAACCTCTTTATCTCTTGAAGAGACCATAGCGTCTCTCATAATATTTTCTTGAGCTTTTAATCTAGTTAATTCAACTTTTTCTTCTGGAGTCAGATTTTTCCCAGTAATACGTTCTCTTAGTGGAGATATATTTTTACTAAACTTCTTATTTATATTTCTCATAACATCTGGTCTAGAATCCCCTGTCACAGCAAATACCTCACCAGTATCTAATTCTTGAACCAAACCTCTATGTTTTTCTGTTTTTCCTTCAACAGGAGCTTCAACTCGTATCAGCTGAACCTTTCTATCTGGATTTCTTCTATCTGAATAAGTAGGATATTTCAAAGCTTCTTTTAGTGAAGCGGTGATGACATTATCCATACCTTTAGTATCCATAACAGAATTAAGTCTAGCTTCTGAAAGTTTTGGGTTAGCAAGTCTAAGAGCAGTTCCAATCTTTTCTTTTAAATGTAATTTCCCAAGTCCTTGCCTTGCGTAGTGAAATCCTACTAAAGACGCTCCATGAATTAGTCTTTCTTCAAGAGACATATCAGTTTGACCAAGGTCTGAATACATACCAGCTCCAAGCAGAGCCCCAGGCTCTACTCCATATTTAACACCCTTAGAAGCATATCCTAACATAGTTGGAAGACCAGCGACAGAGAATACAACACTCGAAGCTGTATCCATTCCTAATTGCTCAAGTCTACCTTCTAATTTATCATATGGAAGTTTGGTTTGTCCGTACAAGGCAAATGTACCAACGTTGTTGGCAAAAAGATTTAAGGCTCTTGCGTGTTTTGGATTCTTTTCAGCGAGTTTTAATATTCTTTCACGGTATGGAGCTATTCTACCAAGTATACCAGTACCGCTTAATTGACCAATTTGTTTAGACACTATAGCGCTTGCAAATATCTCATCATTTTTTCTTGCAAAATGGCCCGCCCTATCCATGATTTTATCAGCTAAATCAGTTCTTCCACGCTTCTTAGCTGCTTTAGCAAGTTTAATTAATTTTGAAAATTGATTATATTTTCTTACAACATTAGCTCCACCAGCAGCAACTCCAACTCCACCAGTTAAGAAAGAGAATGGTAACATACCAGCTACAGCTCCACCTAATCCCCCAAGAGCCTCAGCCCATAATTCAGAAGATTCATCAGCGGGGGTATATTGGGACTCCATTGTTCCAAAGTGAGGAACTGCTGATAATTTAGCACTGTCCCAAAATCTCTGCCAAAATGTAGCATCTCTATATGCTCTATCTGGCTCCATACTACCTATCTCATTAGAATTTCTTTCAGCTCTATCATAATCAGTTTCTGCAAATCCAACATCAATACCAGGTAATCCTTGAGTTGTATCTATTTTATTAGCAACAGCATCTACCCACAGACCGTGTACTTCTTCTTGTGAAGGTTGATTATAGGCATCGACTGAGAATCGATATCCATTATATTCTATGTCATAACGATATAATTGTTGTTGAGGCATATTAGTCTACTACTTTTGTAACGCTATGTACTTTCATTATATTGCTAACCCTCCTATTAAACTCATCAACAATAGCATCATCTCCTGGTTTTACATCATAAAGAGATTTACCAAATTTAGACATAAATTCTTTCCAATTATATGACTTTCCATTAACAATATATCTTATTTGGTCTACAGTTTTAGCCATACTTGGAGAATCAATAATAACATTATATTTTTTACCTGTTTTTATTTCTGTCACCTCATCTCCAGAATTTAAAGTAATTTTTGAATGCCTATTCTCACGGTTAGCCATACTAAACAATCCAGGCTTCTCAGGAGATTCATACGACATTCCTCTAGCAAGTAGATTATCGTCTAAAGTTCCCCAACTAAATTTCAGTATAGCTGAATCTTTAGATAATGTACCCTGACCAGACTCAATCATTCTTCGAGCTATGTCTCCTGTAAATTTTTGAGGATATACTTTGTTTGTCTTTGGATTAATCAAAGATACGAAAGCTGTTTTTGGTAGAGATACATTTTCATCAGATATCTCATTAATAGGAACATATTTAGGTGGTGGTGTAGTTGTTGCTCCTGGTGTAGTTGTTGCTCCTGGTGTAGTTGTTGCTCCTGGAGGAGTTGTAGACGGAGGTTCACCAACAGACCATCTATATAAAGCATCATCATATGTCATATTAGGAGATTGATACTTCGTAGGAAAATGAGGTCTTGATAAATTTTCAAACGCCTTAAGGTCATTATTCGCAAGAATAGTTGAAGCTCCGTTAGTCCCAAATTCTTTTAACATAGAATTATAATTTTTAACTAGTTGCTCGTGCCTTGCTTGTATTGTCTTCTGTTTATTTGCACTTCTTGTAGCAGCTGCATTTGCCCAATTTCTAGCTCCCTCCCAATCGCCTTCATCAACTCTTTTTTGATACTCATTCGCATCATCTTGATTTATCCATCCATCTGTAGAAAGTTCATTAATAAGATTGGTTGTATTTGTTTTTTGAACCTCCTCTGCCCAAGCGGCTCCTCTCAGTCTTAATTTATTATTAGCAAAAGCAACATCTTGAGATGTTTCAGCCATTTCAGCTAATCTCTTAGCGTTCTCATAATCCTTTTGAATATCTCCTGTAGCCTCACTTAGTTGGTCAAATTCAGTTCTATATTCTTGACGAGACTTTGACGCTTTTGATAATCCATCAAAAAGCTCAGCTCCTCCATCTACTCCAGAGAAAACCTTTTCTAATTTTGGTAATACAAAATGTTTATCTTCATCTGGCGTAGCCTGATAAACATCTATCATATTTTTAACTCCTTGATTAGCCAAAGAATCCGCTCTTGCCTGTTTTTTATCTTGAAAATCAGCAATAAGCATATCTCTACGCATCTTACTATCAGCTAAAGAAAATAAGTTATCGCTTACACTCTTTACAGCTTCAGCCCAAGGGTCTCTATATCCATATCTTGATAAGTATTTTAAATCATTTGTTATACTAGCCATATTTTATCCTACTGTTCCTTCTAATTCATCCCATTCTTGTTCAGTTATCCAATTACCTTGGTACCAATAATATGTATTTCCATCTATTACTTGAGTTTCACCCTCTCTAAATCTCTGTTCAGTTGGGTCTCTTTCAGGAGCTCCACCAGCATAAATATCAGCTTGAGTTTGAAATCCTCCACTTAACGCATTTTGAATGGTTTGTAATAATTGATTATACTTATTAGCCTCCGCTTGCTCTATTCCAGCAATCCTTTGAGTCAATGTATTAACCATACTTCTTCTTCTAGTATCATCCCTTCTTCCAACTAATTGTCCTCTACCTGAAGTCTGAGCCGCGATATTAGCCTGTTGAGCAGCATCCATTTCATATGCTCTTTGCTGACCTCCATAAGCTTCTATATTAGCTATTTGTTTTGATAAATTAAGTAAATTAGGAAGACCTTGGAATCTATTAGAATATTCATCTGGAACATTAAATAGTTCAGCGTATTCAGATGGCTCTACTCCACCTGGACTATTAATAAACTGAAGTAATAAATTTCTTTGTTTTTCATTTAATACAGATATATTCTTAACAAAATTACCAACAGAATCTCCAGATATTCCTTCTATGTCTGGGCCGGGAGAAGCTGGCCCTCTTGGTTTTATTGTTCCCCTAGTATAATCGGTGGTTGCTTTTTGACTTGTAAGTCCAGCCATTCCTCCAAGAGTATCAGCTGACTGTGGTAATTTAGCGTCTACCCCAAGATAATTATTTACATTAGATATCATTGAAGATGGTCTTGAATATAAATCGTTACTTAAAAAATCATCATATATAGCCATTATTTATTCCTATTCTTCTATCTATTTTGGGAAATTTAATCTCATATAAGGATTCTTTAAATAAGATGAATATTGATATGGACTTTGACTCATATCTATATCACCACCACTAGTCGCTCCCTGTCGAACTAAGCTTAATAAATCTCCATATCCTTTTTGTCGATATTCTTGCTGTCCAGCTAAAAATTGTTTAGATAAGTCTCCGGTTGCAATATTTGACACTTCATCTCCTACTCCAGTTGATAATTTACCAAATTGGTCTTTAAGAAACTGCATCTTTAATACATCTATTGGAACATTTATTCCTGTACTTAAAGCTGATGGAAGTATTCCTTCTCTTATAGAAGAGACGCTTTCATCAATATCTGAAACAGCTTCTTTTAAATTAGACATCCCATATTTTACTTTAGGTGCTAAGGCAGCTAGATTACTAATATCTTTTTGTTTACCTTTTTTTCTAAAGTAACTATACAATCCAGCTCCTAATCCAGCCAATAAAGCAGCGTGAGGAACTGCAAATCCAAGTAATGGAGAAGTCGCTCCTTTCATACCAAGCTTTTGTAAAATAGCTGTTCCCGCTATTCCACCAAGTTTAGCCTGTACATCAGTTCTCCCTCCATATGCTAATACATCTCCAATTTTAGCTCCTGATTGACGTATATAGTCTTTTATAGATTCTAAATCTTGATATTTATCTTGTACTCCACTTACCATTCCTTGTAAACCACGTTGACCCGCTAATTGAGTCAATCCTGTAGCGAATGTAAATGGGTTATATCCTCCGTTTGCCATAATATTCTCCTTATCGAGCCATTACAAGAGCATCTGCCTTGTCTGTTCCTGTTATGTCTACTGTAGTACCACTTTCTGTGGTATATACTATACTTGTTAAAGCTCCAGATACACTACCTGTAGCTCCAAATTCTTGAGTAAAATCATCTAAAATTACATTAACTCTAGTATCATTTGCTATTGCAGATGCGTAAAAGAAATCTAATGTTATAGTCTCTGTTCCATTCGACTCTCTGCTAGTTGACCAATCTGAAGCTAAATAATTAGAGCTATCAAAAGCATTACTATTTTGTGTACCAACCCTTACATACCCATTAGCACTTAACAATCCTTCCCCAGCGAAAGATGAGAATGTTATAGTAAATGTAACTGATAACCTAACTACATTAGATATAGTTTTGTCATGACGAGCATCGTTAGAATCATAATTAACACTATTGGCAGGTGTTGACCCTAAAGCTGAACTTCTTTCAGATATCTCATCTTCAGTAAATGATGATGTAACAGTCGTAGTTCCAAGACTTCCTACATATAATTTAGCGGTTGGTAAAAATCCTGTAGTTGTTTTATTCTCAGCCGATAATTGTAGGTTTTGGTCAGAGCCACTATTGCCAGCATCAAAGACTTGAATATTTTTAGGGATAAACAAAACATCATATTCAGTATTTTCATAATCAGCAAACCCAGAATCAGTAAAATCAAGAGATGTACCAAAATTTACTTTATTAGCAGGTATTAATTGTACTTGTCTAGCATAATTATGTTCTGTTGCTCCTCCATCTATTGAAAATGTCAATTTATCAGATGATAATTTACTAAATTTATTTGCAGAGCTGCTAACTTTAATATTAGACTCAGAACTTGATATTTCAATACCTCTAGTTTTTAATCCTGAAGGAGTAGTTTCCCATCCACCTACTCGTTTTTGAGTTCTATTATACGAAGTATTTTTATCTTCACTCCTTCTTCTAGCGGCTTCACGATTTGTATTTAATATTGACATACTAATTCACACCTGTAGAAGGATTTTTTCTAGTTGTTCTATAGACTATTGTCATATCATTAATTTGATAATTGCCATTAGCTGAAAACTTAAATTTTAAACTTGATACAGTCCCTATTCCAGTTAAGCTTATAACTTTTATCCCACTATTTGCAGCTGTTGCCCACGTTGATGAGTCTAATCCGTCTGGAGTTCCATCTCCATCCTTATATATATTTGTTGTTACAGTAACTCCTGAAGATGTTGAATAACTAACAACAAGCTTTAATGGTCGTTTTAATAAAGCAGGATTACCAAAATCAAAATCTTTTGTCTCTAAAATCCAAGATGTCGAACCTTGAGCTGAAGAATACTTCTTTACATCATTACCTTCAAGCCATATACAATTATCTTGATTATTTTGCATATTGCTAATTGCAGCTAATGTATATGACCCAAGTTCTGTAAAAGATTTAGTTGCAAAGTCATAAACCAATGCATCTGATGACTGTGTACAGTCTTGAACAACAAGTAATTGTGAGTCAGGTGGATAATATCCAACAACAGGAGAGGCTAATCCTGTCATAGGAGCAGTATTTTTATCTAATTTTGAAGATAATTCTACTATTCCCTGACTAGGAGACCATGCATAAATACCTGTTTTTCTAGCCCAACAAAGACCAAATTCAGTTTTAACAACTGCAGATGGTTTGTCAATACCTAGTCCATTGTGAGTAGATTCTAAAAACCATTCCGTATCATTAGGGGATGTAACATCGATAATATATAATGTACTTTCTTTAAACGCTAATACTTTAGTTCCAAATGATTCTATCGCAGTAAAGTCTTCTCCATCATTAATTCCAATATCAATAAACTGATTAGGTGGAAATGTATCATATCTTCCAATAGGTGTATACAATATCCTATCAGGCATCAATTTTGTTTCAGCGCTACCAATCGATGTATAGTAATTAACATGAGCAACAAATACTCTTTGATTGCAAACAGTTGCATCTTTATAATATAATCCCGCAGCTTCTCCAAATGATAAATGTCCAACATCAGGACTATATCCATTAAGTGATTCATACGTATCAATACTAGGCCCTTTTATTTCTATTCCACCATTATTTTTCCAATTATTGCTTGCAGGATTATGCCATGCGGTAAATTTATCTCCTATATCTTTCCTTACTCCACGTTCAAAGTCGATATCAAGAAATAAAGTCCATAAATCATTACTATCCTTTTTTCTTATGTATACTCTACCACCTTTAATTCTATCAGAAAAATCATCTCCATCGTTAATTATACCTACTAAAATATTAGTAAAATAATTGTTAGTAGATAATGTTACGGATTCAGAATATGCAGTTAATAATGATTCCTGACTACCTTCATACACAAATGATTGAGCAAATTCATATGTAGTAGCTTCCCACAATCCATCGTCATCTGTTGTTTCTACAGTAATATCAACATCAAATCCATGACCTGCTGTAGCATAGTTTGCGGAACCACTAGCTGTTATATTTGTTGCGGTAGGAGCAGCTAAATTATTTTGAGTAGAAACCCAAGCGTCTACCGCTCCTCCGGGAATGGTACCAGATTTATCGACATGACCAAACCATCTAGAGGTATTAGCATCTTGACCATTTTCTGAATCAGTAACTCGTAGAGCTCCATCAACATAATAATAAACAAACTCATCTCCACCATGATTACTACCTAAGTCAAAAGCAGCTAAGTGATTACTTACATCTCTAATTCCACCAGTATTAAATGGGTCTTCTAAAATATCAACCGTACTGCTAGCAACATCGCAAGCAGCGAGCAATTCTAAAGGTTTTCTTACCCCAGAGCTACTATCAATATCATTATCAGCTTTAAATAAAAACAACCCTGAGCCAGAAGTTAAAGTTCCAGCGCTTCTGGACGTTACAGTAGCTGAAGCGGTAGATGAAAATAATTGACCAGATTTATAAACGTGTAAATTACTAACATTAGTAATTTCATCATCATTAATATCACGAGCATCGAATTTCGTATTCAATCCACCTGAAAAATTAGATAATTGTAAAAATTGTTTAGGCATTATTCTTTAATTTCAAAATGTACTAAGTCATCAAACTTATTATCTTTAGTCTTTGTATCCATATTCCAGTCTCCACCCCATCTTATCTTTAAACCCATTTTAGCAGCGATTCCAAGAACATAACCACCAAAATAATGGAATCTGTCACGGTCACTCCAGTCTACTGGATACGGCGCAACATCCACAGCGATACTCGGACTTTTATTATGTTTACCATTAGGGAACTTAACCTTACTGTTTCCTTTATTATACGCTTCATTTTGAGCCTTCTTTCCTCTGTGTCCTTCTATAATAGTACAATCAAATCCTTTAACCACTTCGTTAAAAAGTTCAACAAGTCTCTCATCGCAAGTATGAAGTCTTGACCTACTTCTTGTACTGAATCTAGGCATTATCTACTTTCTTTTTAAATTCAGCAAACCAAACATCGTCTAATTTATTCTTAGTTGATTTAACTAATTTTTCAACTATTTGAATAGCAATCTTCTTTAAGACAGTTTCACTAATCATAGTTTTAAGTCCTGTTAGAACAAGACCTCTTACAAATGGTATGTACATTCCGCCACCAATTACAGCGATTGTACCTACAACACTTGTCCAATTACTCTGAATCCATTCAATCATGGTATTAACCTCATTAATAATGTTACTATAATAGGGACAACAAATAAAGCAGCTGAACCCCATGTTTTAAACATGATGATTGCATCGCTATTTTTACCTGTTTGTCCATTCAATTTTTCTAAATGCTTTTCAATTCTCTGAAGGGTCTTGAAGATACTTATCTGCCTTTCATCCAATTTAACAAGCTTTGCAGTTGTTTCATTCCTATAGTCGTTCACATTCATCTCGATTTACCGTTAATCCTACCCTTTAAATAAGCTAAATCATCCGTAACATCATTTAATTCACGTACAATATCTTCTCTATGTCTTTGACTTGTTTCATCTGAACGATTCCATCTATCAAGCATCTTCAATATAATCCCTTCTACATTAGCCATTTTAGTCTCTGATTTTGCAATAGCCTGACGAATCTGGTCTAAGTCTTCAGATTGTTCTTTCTGACTTTTAATGAGATTCATTATCAACATTACAAATAAAGATACAATGACTCCAATAGCACCATACTCAGCATATGTTTCAATCATCTATCACTTTCTTAGTTGCTCTTAATCCAATTACAACCAGAGCCACAAGGGACACCGGTAAGTACATATCTTCCTTTATACTAAAAGCAATAACAATAGATAAAACAAACACAGCCAAAGCTATGGCCTTATCTAAAGCACTACTCTTCTGAGTCGTCGCTACTTTTCTCATCTAAAGAAGCCTTTAAGGCATCTATAAACGCTTGTCTGCCAAATTGTAATTGTTGCAGATTAAAAGTAGCCCCATCAATCTTTCTGTTCAAATCTGATAGATGTTGCACCATCAGTTTTTGGTCTTCACTAAGCTCATCAACAGAGTATTTCTCTCCGTCAATGTCAAGAAAGGGCTTCTTTTCTTTTTTATTTTGTTGTTTTGCCATTTCATTTCCTTATCTTTATCGTTTTAAGCCTAATCTTTGCATTAGACTTCTGTTTTGTTCTTCCAGCTCCTCTATGTGTTGAGTTTCCATACCCTCAACAGAGGCATTAAGAACAGTTATTTTATTTTCTAACTCTTTAATTCTATTTTCATGTTCTGCAAATCTAATCTGAACTTGATAGTATGTAGCAATTAACATTGAAATACCTATCATAGCTTTAATTAAAAAAGCTACGCTGATATGAACCTGACTATCTGCATTCAGACCTTTACTCATGTCCGTTATTAATTCTTTGGGCATCAATATAAAACTTTTCAAAATCTATACTTGTGCTATCAAGCTGATATTGGATTGACATTATAAGTGAATCAACCTCAAACATTTCCCTTGTTAGCTCTTCCCTTGTTTTACCAAAATAATACTCATCAGCACAAGATACGAAAATAAGAGCTAAAAGAAATCCAATAAAACTTGACATTATTATAACTCTTAATACGCTAGTCATTTCTTTCCAATCAGGTACTACTCTCATAACTTTCTCTCTGACTATTAAATGTATCTTGTTGAGGAATATCTTCTATTGGATAAGGATTATTTATTTCCATATCTACTGAATCACTTGGAGCATAATAAACTGGGATTCCCAATTTCTGTTCTATCTTCTTCACAGTAGGCTCAAGTGTTCCGTTTACATCCGCAATCAGAATCACAATCGCAATCACACAATGTGTATAAAACCATGCCATTAGTATCCTATCTCAAATATAAAAGCAATAGCTGTCCATAATCCAAATACAGCTAGAACTCTAGCGTATAAATTCCCGAACTTCTGATTCATTAAAGAGCTTTTAAATCTTTTTCTAATTGCTCCCATTCAGCTTGTTGAGCTTGAATAGATGATACTTGAGACTTACATCTATCTATTTCTCTAGATATATCTTTAAGACTGTATGCCTGAACAGAGTCGCCTAAAGATTCTCCAGTCGTAGAATCATATCTTTTAGAAACGACTTGCAATTCTTCTGCAAGAGCTTGTGTCTTTATAGACCCATCGTTATTGTACACAGCGTCAGCGGCTTCTTGCTTTCTAACTGAAACCTTACTCGCTGCTTTTAGCGCTTTATAATTTCGCATTATTTCTCCTATTAATTGTTATTTTAATTTTGATTCTAATTCTTCTACTTTAGCTGATAATTCTTGGACTGCTTTTATTAATGGGATTACAAACATTTCCCTTGATATATTTTGTGAACCATCTGATTTTTCCGACCAGCCCC